TGGCAAGTGGTTGTTTATTAACTTGTCTGAATTGTTAATTATGCCTGTATCATTGCAAGCATAACAAGTGTATTTAGGTGCGTTGAAAGTAACTTCTCTATCAACAGCAGATCTTTTATAATTTTTCATTAATTTTTGTTCTTGAATATAGGATCACTTACTTGAAATGGCATTGGTTTTTGATATGTAAAATCTCTAATTTCCCAATGCTCACACAATGAATCGTTAATTTTCATTGTATTTTCTGCAATCTTTTCAAGAACTGCAAGCAGTTTTGTTTCAAATTCTGTCATGGGGTGTTAAAAGGGTGTTTGTTTGGGTTTTCCTAATGTAGTTGCATTTTTAGATACTGTCAATAGATATTGTTCATATTGACCATTTTTGAGATAACGGAAACAATCAGGAAATAATGGTGTGAAGTTATCATTCTTTAGTTGTTTTGATCTGGCTCTTATATCGGCCTGTAGGCAGTCAAGTATCTTTTCCTGTGTCTTTTTACTTAACTTACTAAATTCGGCTTTTGCAAGCTTTTTAGATTGCGATACAACACGCATTGATGTAGGTATCTTTCTATAAGCTTCCCAGAATGGTTCAAAAAATTTATCTACAGGTTTTTTCTTACTTAAAGTTTTATAGTTATTTGTTTTAGTTAACATTGTTTTAGTTAGGGTCGCTGACAACGACTGGGGGGGTCGCTGTGGCGTACTAGGGGGGTAGTTCTCAACGACTGGGGTAGTATGTATCAACGACCCCGCATGAATACTGGTATCTGGTACAGGAATTGTCTTGCATTGATGCCAAATTGTGACTCTATAGCAGTTAGTTTTTTGACCATATTCATTGATCCTGTATTGCTTTTGCAATAAACC